ATGAACGATCCTGAACTTACAGCCGCCCTTGAATTCGTTGCCAAGGTTATCACCAAGCCAGATATACCAGCACAAGTGGCCGTAACAGAACTTGTTAGGCTCCAAGCAATTCAAATGAAACTCAGCCTGAGGGCAAGTTGGCTGACAAACGTAGACAAAAGCGACAGGGCAAAAAAGAATATATACTATACCGCCGCAGAGTCTTTGCAACAATTCTGCCAGACACTAAAGTATGTGGTAAAATAAATGTATGGCAAATCAGTCAAGATATAACATTGGGACCATACTGGAAGATGGAAGAGAAATTCTAAACATAGAAAGACTCTCAGAAACAGAGTATAGGTTTCTGGTCTATTGTGATAGGTGCAAGACCGAAAAAATAGTAAAAAGAACAACGGGCCTTCGTCGCCAATGCACGGGTTGCGGTGGGAAAATTTGGAGACACGAAACAGAAGTTGAACAAAAAGCAAATAAAAAGTTTACTAACTATCGCGCCCGTGCCAAAAGAAAAGGCCAAGACTTTTCGCTGAATAGGACTGAATTCCTAGCAACCATATCACAGCCCTGCCATTGGTGCGGATCTGATGGTATTGTTGGAATAGATAGGGTGCTAAATGAGCAGGGGTACACGTTGGAAAACAGCGTCCCATGCTGCAAAGAGTGCAACTTTGCAAAGAATAATATGACTTTAACCGAATGGCTACTCTGGATAGACAGACTTGTAGCCCATAACACAAAGGGATAATATGGCTAAGAACTTCATGAAGGAAATCGTCAACAAGCAGCCTGAGGGCGCGATTGATACCAAGGCTCTGATCTCAAAGATTGAGTCGGGATACCTGATTGATCAGGTAGCATCATTCAAGACAAAGAAAACTTTCAGTCCATCGACACTTGTCTATGGCAACGGGGCCTGCCCCCGATACTGGTACCTAGCATTTGAGGGTGCAGAGTTTGAGTCAAACAATGACCCCTATGCTGTGGCTAACATGGCTAGCGGTACCCATGGTCACGAGCGTATTCAGAAGGCCATTACCGACGCAGGAATCATGGTGGAGCAAGAGAAGCGCATCGTTGCTCAAGACCCTCCGATCTTTGGATTTGCTGACGCTATCATTCAGTGGGAGGAAGAGCAGCCAGTAGTTGAAATCAAGACTATGCGTGAAGAGTCGTTCGCCTACCGCAGGTATGCCAAGCCACCGAACTACCACCTGATGCAGTTGGTAATCTACATGAAGGTGCTAGGAAAGAAGTTGGGCATCCTCCTGTATGAGAACAAGAATAGTCATGAACTCCATGCAATCACTGTTGAGCCTAACCCAGAGTTGATCTCATGGGCCGACTATGCATTCCAGTGGATGCGTGATGTTCGCAAGTCGTGGGAGGATAAGATCATCCCCGTCAAGCCTTACCGCTCCAACTCTAAGGTCTGCAAGACCTGTCCTATCCAGAAGGCTTGTGCAGCCGCCGATAAGGGAACGGTAAAGATTAAGCCCTTGGAGTACCTTGCATGAAAATCTGTGGCTGGTGTGCCAATGAATTCAAACCTAACGTAAGTTATCAAATTTATTGCTCGCCAGAGTGCAGAGAGTCGGCTACCAAGGAGAAGGTAAATGAACGGTACCAGATTAAGCGCCGCCAGAAGTTGGCTAAAAAGAAACGAAGATGTGCTGGGGGTTGTAATACCATTATTAGTATATACAATACTTCTGGTTTTTGTGGTACTTGCATGATTAACTCTAACCAAGTTAGTCGGGCGCTAAAAGAACTCAAAGGACTAATAGAATATGAAAGATTTGACGAGTAGGCCAGACTCATTCTGCGCCATTGATGCCAGCACAAATAGTCTGGCTTTTGCTTACTACAAGCAAGACGTACTAGCAAGTTACGGAAAGATTAAATACTTTGGAGCAGATATCTATGAGAAGATCGTTGACACCGCCCACAAGACTGAGGGATTTTTTCATCAGTTTGAAGGACTGGACCATATTGTTATCGAACAGGTTATTTACTTAAATAGCCCCAAGACGGCAGCCAACCTAGCCATGTCACATGGCGCTCTGGTGGCTTCTGCGGCCCTCACAGGGGTCAATAATATCGCGTCGGTATCTCCCATGCAATGGCAGAATTGGGCGGGTAACAAGCGTCTGACGGTCGCTGAGAAGGATGCTATCAAGAACGCTACTCCCGGTAAAAGTGCCTCATGGTACAAGTCTCAAGAGAGACAGTTCCGAAAGCAACGCACGATCAAGTTTGTTAATAACCTATACGATTTAAAGATTGACGATGATGATATAGCAGACGCTATATGCATCGGAGCGTGGGCAGTTGACAATTGGAACAAGGTGTTCTAGAATGGCTAGAAACAGTGGGCTACACCTATCAGAGTCCTACCTCAGGAAGCGCTATGTCATGGACAAGAAGCCGATTGAGGAAATTGCCAAGGAGTGCGGCGTAAGCATTCAAATCATCTATCGACAACTAGCGAAGTTTGGACTAAAAAAATGAACGCCGAAGAATACGTCCTGTCAATTTATAACCTTAACCTTAATCAAAGAATTAAGGATCTAGAATCCGAGAACGCAAGAGAGGCTGCTATGGATGATGTAAAGAGCATGTATCAGGGATCTGTCAGCATGAGCGTGGGGGTAGAAAGTGATCCCGTAAACCATCCCTCACACTATACCTCCCACCCCAGCGGGGTAGAGGTAATTCAGATTACCGAGCATATGAACTTCTGCTTGGGCAACGCTATCAAGTACATCCTCAGGGCAGATCACAAGGGTAACCAGATCCAAGATCTCAAAAAGGCTGTCTGGTACATCAATAGGGAGATTGACAGGCTACAAAATGGCTGACTCCGTAACCGTGTATTGGGGCAACGTCCCCGATGGTGACCTAGACTGGTCCATTATGTTTGAAGAGCCAACCAGTCTTATTCATGAACTTACCCTAAATAGAAATAAGAGCAATCCAGACAGCAACCTGCTCCGATGCCCAGCCGTAACGGGGCTTGGCAAGAATCTATTTGTGGTCAAGAGTCCTGCTTCTACGTCTGCATCATTTATCATAGAGGACGGCAACGTTTCCAGTTTCATGGAGTGTGACGACGGTAAGTGGGTAGTCAATCGTCCACCCAGCCTACACGACCAGTTGCTCGCCCAATACTCTCACCCAATAGTTTTCTTCGCGGAAGAGGATCTTGATATGATGGTCACCGACCCATACTTCTCAAACGCACCACACAAGTCTTGGGGTTCGGTAATTCCCGGTATATATAATTGCGGATCGTGGTTTAGGCCAGTGCAAATGGAATTTAACGTGTGGCCTAATATAAAGACTGTATCTCTAGAAGAGGGAGAGCATCTTGCCTACGTAAAGTTCTTTACAGAAAAAACGGTAATTCTTAAGAGATTCACCATGGTAAAGGAACTAGTTGATCAGGCAAGGACATGCAGTTCTGCTGGGCGCTGGGAACCAAAAGTTCCCCTTGCCAAGAGATATTCCCGTTTTAAGAAGGCCAAGAGAGATAAGTTCGTCCTTGACTTAATCAAGAAGAATCTTGTGTGATTAAATTCACACACCCCCCTATACCCATTTGACAGCACCATCAAAAGGTGTTAGTCTGTATCAATGTTGCCGCCGCAAGGAGGAAACAAATGACGAAAACGAAACTGCTAGGAAGTGTGATGATGGTGGTGGCATTGACTCTGGGACTTACAGGGTCAGCACATGCGGCCCCTAGCACCCCTACCGAAACGGTGTATGCTAAGTCAAATGCACCCATTGCGACGGAGGCTTTCCAGCCTATCGTTGTTGATACGGCTGAGAAGCCAAGTAAGCCCAAGAAGGTCTGCAAGAATTGGCTCGTAAGAGAGTTGAAGGAGGCAGGCTTCAAGGGAAGAGGACTGAGAATCGGATGGGCAATTGCCATGCGAGAGAGTGGTGGAAGGGCTAACGCCATTTCATCAACAGGAGACTACGGTGTCTTTCAGTTCAACCGCGCAGCCCATAGTGATCAGCCATGGTGGAATACCACCAAGTTACTTACTAGGGACTACAATATCATGGTGGCTTATGATATGAGCCAGCATGGTAAAACATGGTATCCATGGGATATCGACGGACGAGGTAACCACAAGGGGAACTACACTTCCTCTGGTACCTACAACGTGTTCAAATCGTGGTACAACAAGTACCCGTGTAAGTAAGTAGTGGCAGGGTAGAGTACCCCAATTCAAACAGGTGGCAACAAACTCTACCCTGCTACTGCTATAATTGATGCACTATGTCAGATATCATGGACCACCTAGAAGAAGTAAATGCTGTAGCCTCGCAGTACATCATGGGTAAGAATGAGACTCAGATCGCTCGTGAACTTGATCTTCCAAGGGCTAGGGTGGCCTCTCACCTACGAGAGTGGAAGGTCATGGCATCCAATAGTGAGGCGGTCAGATCACGAGCCAGAGAAGCCCTCAGCGCCGCAGACCAGCACTTCGGTCACCTTATCGCACAAGCCTATGAAGTCATTGACGAATCAAATCAAGTACAGAATCTCAGCGCTAAGACGGCGGGAATCAAGTTGGTCCTTGATATTGAAAAGACTAGAATTGATATGCTACAGAAGGCAGGCCTGCTAGAGAACAAGGAACTCGCAGAGCAGTTGCTAGAGACAGAGCGCAAGCAAGAACTCATCATGAACATCCTCAAGGACGTTGCCTCAAAGCATCCACAGATTCGCAACGAGATCATGCAGAAACTATCAGAGATCTCTGGCCCCCAAGGGGAAGCCGTGGTAATCTATGAGTCTTGATTTCTCCGAATTCCTTTCTGTACTGGACGATACTCCATTTGAGGAAGATCCAGTAGACCTAGATACGTTCCTTCACGATCCTCGCTACCTAGATCAGCCCTCGCTATCTCAGATCCAGCGAGATCTTGTAGAGGCCATGAGCCAGATCTTCAAACTAGAGGATCTTATCAGGATCATGGGAGATAAGGAAGGCAGGGAACACTACAAGAAGTACACTAAGGCTGAGGTTCTTCTGCAACTTGGCAAGGGTAGTGGCAAGGACCACACCTCCACCATTGGTTGTGCATATCTTGTGTATAAACTCATGTGCCTGAAAGACCCTGCACGATACTTCGGCAAGCCTCCCGGTGACGCGATTGACATTATCAATATCGCTATCAACGCACAGCAGGCCAAGAACGTGTTCTTCAAGAACTTCCGGCAGAAGATCGGTCGCTCCCCATGGTTTGCTGGCAAGTACAACGACAAGGCAGACATGATGGAGTTTGATAAGATGATCACCGTCTACTCTGGTCACTCTGAGCGTGAGTCTCACGAGGGACTTAACCTCATCCTAGCGATCCTTGACGAGATCTCTGGCTTCGCCCAGACCTCAGAGTCGGGCAATGAGAACGCCAAGACGGGTGATGCTATCTACAAGGCCTTCCGCGCATCCGTAGACTCCCGCTTCCCAGACTTTGGCAAGGTAGTCCTGCTATCCTTCCCCCGCTATCCCGGTGACTTCATTTCCAAGCGGTATGACGAGGTAGTGGCAGAGAAGGAAGTAGAGATAAAGACTCACACCTTCACCATCAATGAGGATCTTCCCCCAGACGACCTTAGCAATCAGTTCACCATTGAGTGGAAGGAAGATCATATCCTGTCCTACAACTATCCCGGTGTTTATGCAATCAAGCGCACTACGTGGGATGCCAACCCTACCCGTAGGATTGAGGACTTCAAGATCTCCTTCATGACAGACTACGCCGATGCCATGCAGCGCTTCGCCTGTATGCCGTCCTTCCACTCTGACGCATTCTTCAAGGACAAGGCAATCCTAGAGAGGGCCATGATCACCCGCAACCCCATTGACTCTCACAAGCGCATAGAGCCAGCGTGGGAGCCTTCCGAGGACGTGTCCTACTTCCTACACGCTGACCTTGCACAGAAGCACGACAAGTGTGCTGTGGCGATTGCTCACGTTGACAAATGGGTGCAGGTTCGTACCTTCAATGATTACACTCAGATTCATCCTTTCGTGGTGGTAGACGCGGTAGTCTGGTGGGAGCCACAGAAGGAGGGGCCTGTCAAACTAGACGAGGTTAAGGATTGGATCGTGAACTTCCGTAGGCAGGGATTCAGAATTGGCATGGTGACCTTCGACCGCTGGCAGTCATTCGATATCCAGCAGGAACTACAGTCTGTGGGTATAAAGACAGACACCCTCTCTGTTGGCAAGAAGCACTACGAGGACTTGGCTATGCTGTACTACGAACAGCGCGTACTCATGCCCCACATTGACCTCCTTCTAGAGGAAATGAGCGAGTTGAGGATCGTCAACGACCGCAAGGTAGACCACCCCCGCAAGGGTTCCAAAGACCTCTCAGACGCCGTTACAGGGGCGGTATACAATGCAATATCCCTCAGCCCTCGCCATGACAACCAAGAGATACAAGTACATGATTGGAAGTCTGTCACCAAGGAGCAGGAGCGCAAGATAGATGAGAGTGTTATCAAGTCTCCACCACCAATGACGATGGAGATTGAGGAATACCTTGACTCCTTCGGCCTTCTCTGATACACTTTCCTAAACGAAAGGAAAACCAATGGAAGCCTATATCATTGCAACAATGGTCCTCTTTGGACTCTCCGTACTTCTCAACCTCGTTGCCATAGGGCAGGGACTTGAGAACAAGGAAAAGAGCAAGAACCTTCTCCCCGCTGCGATCTCCGTGTTCATCTATCTTGGATTTCTCACTTGGGGTATCATCCTCCTAGTCTCCTAGGAGTCAAGGGGTAGTATCGGAGCGATCTTATAAGTCGTGGTTATAATCCCGTAATGGTCCATGTGGGTTCAAGCCCCACCTACCCTACTGTATACTTGACACATCACTGTTAGGATGTGGTCGAATGGTTTTTCTAGCCTTGATCCCCGCACTATTGACAATTGTCGCATTATTGTTTATAATGGTAAGAGCAGCAAATAAGTCAGACGCAGGGGAAGATGATTTTAATATGGATGACGACCACATGGAAATCATTCGTGTAGCAGTTTATGAAGATAAAGCCTATTGGGTTCACGACAATGTATTCTATGAATCAGAAGTGACCCGTGAGCCAGACTTTGATACCGCACGACCAATTGATGTAACAGCCTTATCCAGCAAGGATCTGAATGAATTGTTCTCCGTACTGGATGAACTAGAAAAGAAGAAAGAAAGGGACTAAGATGAACGTAGCCGTACAGGGAACCAAGGAGTTCTCAGACTACCAAGTATTCATGCGAGCCATGGGCGTTGCTCTATCGTCTATCACAGACGATGAGTTCAATGTATACACGGCTGGTCCCGCTACGATCAATTCCTATACCGCAGAGTTCTGCAACATGTCAGAGCG